ATATTTAGCCATTAGCGATTTCTCCCGCGATTTGAATAATGATACACCAGGCTGTCAATACGATGATTTCCCTGGATCATGCCGGCATTGAAAATAGTCATAGCAACCGCAATACCTGATCCATCTAACGGTATTTCAAGACGCGGATCACCAGATGAATCCCACAAGAATTCATCCCATTTTGACACATCCCATAAAGCAGCCTCGCCAGTTATCTGCTCAACATCGACCGCGTTCATTGATGAGCGGTTAATTGATCCATAATTATAATCAACCCGTACCTTTAATTTAGCGCCAACGGATGAAGTAACATACAGATCGCCTTTGCGCACGCGCTTCTTCTGCGCCGGCCTTCCCATGTGGTTATAAGCTAATTTCAATTTAGCCTGAATCTTGTGGCCATTAAATAGGTTCCCAGTATCCATTTTAAAAACTTTTCCATCAGCAGAACCCATCACCGTATATTCAAGATTGCCGCTATCACGGCCATTGTACATACAGCTTGGCTGATCTTTTAGCGTAATAGGCATGAACCCTATAAGCTTCCGCCCGGCAAACGTGGCGTAAAGCGCCGTAGTGTCATTAAAAAATACCCGGTACTGTGTTTTACCATGATGCACCGCGCTACAAATAACATCAGCCACTCTGGTTGTAATATAAGGCCTTACCTTTTTACTAATCGCTGCATCACTGAAATTGCCGTAATCCTGGACAGCTCTAAAATCAACCAGACCCGAGTGATTAATAAAATAAGTTCCGGAAATTGTTTGAGACGAAAACTTAACGCCGCCGCCCTGATCTTCAAATTCAGTCAAATCAAAATTACTTTTACTGGTACCGTAAAGAATATATGTGTGCGACTCGCAAATAACTAGAAGTGCCTGCGGTAGCGTTTTAAACCCATTAAACTTACTACCAGTTGGATACTGACCTGCGGTCAATCCAGCATCCCATCCGAGCGGCTTACCTGTCTCTGAAAACGCGAAAAGACCCTCATCAAACCCAAGCATAAGATGATTTTGATACTGGCCGATGTGCGTAGGATTCGCATCTATACCGTGCTCTAAAGGCAATGTTCCACCGTTCTCATGGTGATAAGCCTCGCCAACACCGTTGACAAAAAACAAAGATTTGCCGTCAGTCGAGCCGAAAAGGTTGTCAATGACAAACTCATAACGTCCACCTGGCGATAGCGTATTTGTTACATCGATACCATCTGCATCTGCATCACCACCACTTGTATCAGTTATTTTTTCTAAATCTGTAAAAGGCGAACCAGTAACGCCAGACAAAGCAATGTATCCGGCTGCATCATTACTCGCCCAGGAACCAGAAATAACATGAAAGTCCTCAATAACACCGGTCGCCCCACTGGAAAATCCTGTTAGCGTGTCTCCGACAGTAAAAACAACCTTTCCATTTTGGAATTTAATATGCGAACCTAAATCAACCGCCGTCCAGCCAATAGTTGATGATACGTGCATAATGGCAGCGGTATCGCCAGAGTTATTCCTGAATGCGTAAGTGTTCCCCAAATAAATACATGCACCAAGAATATCGCCATTACCTGGCACTATCGGCATGATGTGCACCGATTCAATTATTCCAGTGAAATTTGTTGGGATGATCTCAATATCTGTAGCAGCATCGGCAATGAATTCAAACTCAAATTCACCATCGGCGTTATATGAGGCGTTTTTTGTTCCGGATTGAATAAGTACGCTGCCAGAATCGTAATTACGGATGATCGTGCGACAACGATATGTCTGACCAACAATGATAGCAATAGCTTTCGCACTATCACCCGTGGCGGCCGTGCCAACTAATTCTTGATTCTCAGCATCATGCACCCAACCAGTACCAAAAACCCAATCATCATCTGTATAAAAATCACCATTATCCAGGACAGCAGAAGCACCATCAAAAGGCACATAACCTTGCACCCAGGCATAACCACCCTCTTGATCTGCTTCATAATTAAATGCCGCAATGACTTCACCTTTTGGCGTACTTAAAGCAGGCTCGACAAGATTCAAGCCACCTTGTAATTTGATATTATCTGGAAAAACTGACACGGTTATTCAGGCTGAACAACCATGTTCTCAGCAAAGTCAGCATTAAACCGGCCTTTCTGCCCGGATAACTGAGACGCCTCAAAGCGAGGATAAATACTGTCATATTCATCCTGTGCTTCCTGCATGATCTCTGGCGCGTCCTCATAGGCCGCATACATCCGTTTGGCTCGCGCAACGACTAAGCGATGATAGCGAGCAGGATAAGGCGGCTCGTCTGCGTCAGCAGCCAATGCGACAGGTTTACGGTAATAATCAGCCGTTAACTTGTAAATAGCATCGGGTGGATTATCTAAAATCAGAGAATCATCTGGAAGAATAACCAGACGACTCGGTACTTCGTTGGTTTTTACGCCCTGGCGATATTCCTTGCGCCATAGACGATAATCAATAAAGACTTCAAGCTCAATATTATCATCGGTATCATAATCAAGATAAAATGAGGCGGGATCCCATTCATCAAAATCATTAGGTACTGCGTAACCAGCGGTACCAACACCAGTGTTTACCTCAAACTGCGACCAGAGAAAGCGCCAGTCGACTTCCCTGGACTGGATAAATAGGTCAGCCTGCGTTACCCAATCAACAACACGCTTCATTTCACCCGTTTGGCCGGTAAATGCAGCAGGAGTGCCGGCACCTGCGATGCCACACTCCTGCCTAACCAGTTGAGCAATCTCTAAAGCGTTCATTGACCGGGTTCATTTATTTCTTTAGCTTGTTAACAGGACGAACAGGCTTGCCTTCATGGTTGTAAAACCAGCCATTCTGAGCAAATGCAACATCATCACCATGGCATTCTGAATAATAAGCACCACGATCAAAAGCAGATGGCTTTTCAGGAGAAATAGATTTATCAACTTTTCCACCCTTGGCCTGCTCAACACGCTCAAGCATTGCTGCTTCCGTAGCCTCGATAGCTTCATCAACAGCGTTTTGCTTCTCGATAGCTGCCTCAGCAATTTTCACATTGGCTTCATCATTAGCCGTAACAAGGCCTTCATTGCTGGTCGACAAATTATCATTTGCGCTAAGCAGCTCCTCATTGGCAGCATTAACCTGCTCATTAGCAACTGTTAATGTTTCATTCGCTGCCTCCGCGGTTTTCGCACGTGCGCGCAATTCTTCCAGTTCTTTTTCTTCTGCCTTAGTTAGAGCCATCGTATTTTCCTCGGGATTTAGAATTAACACCCAGACCGTCACGGTAGGATGCAGTATGATTCATGGGTGAACGCCGACTTAATCCAGATTTAATACCATCAGCATCGTCAAATGACGCGGCATTATCTGCATCGCCACCATAGTTTTCGTGATTAGGATTGCCGCCAGTAGTAACACCATCAGACATTTTTTGACGGCCAGGGCTTTGCTCGCGCTCACCTGAATCCATCATCGGGTAACAGTCTTTCATCATTGTACAATCCTCAGAATTAGTAAAAATAGCGGCCGGTTAAAGCCGCTATTTTTCAGTTAAAACCTAGCAAGTTTCGAAAGTACCAGCTTTTGTTTTATGGCTTTCCTTGCCAGCATTGTGCGGAATCTGGCCATCGCCTTCGCCGCGCAGTTTCTTATCAGAAATCGCCTCACAAGAAGATAGGCCGCTTCCTACGCCTGCAGCTGGTTTTGCATGTTTTACTCGTTTTCCAGATAACATGATCGTGTCCTCCACGTTTTTAAGTTAATTATCAGTTACTTAATTAGCATTAAGTATTAGTTGCTGGGCCTTGCGCTTGACTACCATACCAGGCAACAACAGCATAAGGCGTACCAATTCCAGCAGGTGTACCACCGGTGCCAACAATACAATCAATTTCAATCTGCGTATCCGCAGGTATTTCTACCGCAAGAATCGCGTCTGTATCATTTGTCGTATTAAAGGTGTCGCCTATTTCACTCGACGTGCCGTTAGCTACGTTCAGCAGCGCATAAGCATCTGGATCGGCGTCAGTACCGATCGCTACCTGACCATCGGTCGTGGTACCAACAAACGCTTCTGTGATATTACAAACACCAACATCAATCAAGTTACCTTTCATTCCATTAGGCCCGCGAAAAGAAATAGCGCCAGCACTACCACCAGTACCAAAATCAACCCCGTCAGGGCCGTAATGGGTTATTACAAGAGGATTTTCATAAGACATGATCTTTACTCCAAAATATTAACAACAATGGAGCGGCTTTTACACCGCCCCACTATTCAGATTACTGTGTAGCCCATTTCAGGATACGGTTTTGTACAGCACCGGTTTCGTTATGAACGATACCAAAGCCACCCAGGTAGTACCAGGCAATGCCCTTAGAGCGACCGAAATCGTCAGGGATCTTACCGCGCATTTCTTCGGGAATACAGATACCCTCAGTAACATTATCTTCACCGAAGAAGAAAGCCCAGTTTGACTTGCTATTGGTCGCCCAGGTGCCCGTTTCCTTGGCGATCAAGTTTTGGTGAATGAATCGTGTGTTTTCGTAACGACCTTCTTCGCCTTTCATAATCAGACCAAAGCCAGTCTCAGTATGCTGATGAATTGTCTCAAGATCGTTTTTGAGCGGACGGAATGTAGTTGGATGGCCGACCGAATAGTAGTCGTCACCGTCATACATTGGAATATTACGCTCCTTCATAATATCAACCAGGTCTTTAACCACGCCTGCATCAAGCGCCTGGTCATTAACGTTAGTTGGAGTACCGTCTGTATCGATCGTCAGTGTTGTGCTTGTAGCGCTGGCTACAAGCAAGGTAGCGTCAAACTGAGCATGAGCGGCGCGATCCAGCGTTTTATTAGCATCATTTTTCAGAACCTTATCAATCACAACGCTTACAGGATGCAAAGACAGATCATCCAGCTTGCTTGTGTAAGGAACAGAGTTACCTTTTTCAACAACGGTTAATTGACCTTGCGTGATTGTGTAACCAGTTTCAGGCATTGCCACGCCTTCTGTCAGATCACCACCATCATCAGCAACATCGCTGTAGACGTTCCAGTTAAAATTTTCACCCGCGCTAAGTCCTTTATCGGTGCCATCCTCGGCATCGCAGAACTGACGGAATCGGTTGAGAGGTTGCATTGCCATGCGCAGCTTATTACTCAATTCATCTGAGTACATATAGCCGCCTTCCGCAGCAACAGACCATACTTGACCGGCCATGATGTTTATCTCCTGGTTGCCTCACGGCAATCAAATCAAATTGTTTAGCGCCGCCCTGCCCTTAAATCGGCCACGACTTGTTTGCGCGTAGTAGGTTGTTTTTCCTGTTTCGGCCTGCGTGTTACGTCAGCACCGGCTACTGTATCCGTCTGCGTTTTTCGAGCGGCTTTTTCTTGAAAGCCTGTCTCATCAACTATGCGACTACCATACTTCTTAGCAACAAATTTACCAGATTCCATCAGGAGTTCTTCCTGGGTGTACTCTGGATGCTCGCTCCGGATCCGTAAAGACTCGGTATTAACAATTGTTTTAAGGTTCTGGTCAGCTGCAATATCAGGATATGCAGTATTAAAGCGTTTCAGGGAGTTTTTTGCTTCGGCTTTGCGCTCAATAAGAGTAGCAACTTCCTCGGCGGTTACAGGATGAGATTCCTCTGCAGGCGTAGCGGCATTGCCACGCGCCCGATTATCTATCTCTTTAACTGCATCCCTTGCTTTCTTTTTATCACCAGAATATAAATCATCGACAATTTCATCAGCCTCATCATCGGATAATTCGTCCTGGCCAGAAACGTCTGCGGCTGCAGATGGCTTCTTATCACCAGCGACCTTGCTGGCTTTAAATTCTTGCTCGCGGTTCAGTAAATTCTGCTCTCGCACATTTAACTGATCCATGCGTGTATTAGCGGCTACTTCCTTTTTACCTGCTTCTTCTAATTTTACATCAGCATTCGATTCTTTCTGTAAAGCCCGAACACCGGCATCCATAACCTTTTCAGCTGAAACCTCCTTTTCCTTGCCGCCCACCTTCAAAGTGACCTTGCCCCCTTGATCCTCCTGGTAATCATCTGGTAAACCTAAATCCTCGTTAGATAATTCAGGTTGAGATCCTTGCTCCTGCTGTTTTTTGCGGTTTTCCGCAATTTTAGCCATCTTTTCTTCACGTGGAGAAAGTTTAGGCTCATCATTAACTTCTGGCTTTATTTCTAATTCCAATTCGGAATTATTCACAGCTGTTTCGGTTGATACGGTTGCAGCTGCTTCAACTTCGGTTTGCGCTACAGCATTATTTTGCTTTTGCGCTTTTTCCTCGGCTTCTGCAGATACGCTTTGATTTAAAGTAGCATCTTCAGTAGACATTATTATTTATACCTCATTATTGTTGTGTAATCAAACTTTTACTTATCACTTATTGCTTCGGTTGTAATTTGCCGCATATACATAGCAACCATAGGCGTAACCATGGCTAATACGGCACTGATAACAGAAAACTGTGATTCTGTGATAACCGGCTGCAAATACGTTAATGCTAAAGCCCCGGATTCAAGTCCGGCAAGGATTATCATTATTCGTATTGTTCTTGATTTTAATTGTTGCCTCATTAGCACACCGTCCCGGATATTATTAACACGTCGTTATTGTCTGGTCAGTTATATCAGGCAAGGCAATACCATCAGAAACAGTCGATATATCGCCTATCGCGGAGTCATAGCTGAATTTAGTTACATCTGAACCCGCAGGCGCACCATTAGGATAGCTTACCGTATATTGAACATAGTCTGAATCGATCGTGGTAATCGCCACTACAGAAGTCGCCACTTCTTCAACCGCTGGCGTTTCTTCACGGTAAACACTAAAAGACATACCTGTTGCAAAATCTGTTGCGGTCATGGGAGTTAATACAGGCGTACCGCCTGATTTAAACTCTAGCGTATGAATAGC